ACTAACCCAGATGACGAGATATGTGGCATTGCAGGAGTCTACGAAGGTGGACAAATTTGGATGCTATGTACCCCAGCTATTTTAAAGTTTCCTCATACATTTGCTAGAGAAGCAAAAAGGTATGTAAACTCAAGACAAGACAAGTTACTGTGGAATTTTGTAGACGAAAGAAACAAAGTCCATATTAAGTTACTTAGGTTTTTAGGTTTTAAATTTCTTAGAAAATTTCCTTACGGACCAAACAATTTATCCTTTATAGAATTTGTACGAATATGTGCAGTCCAGCAGCAATCGGACCAGCCGTCTCAGCCATAGGCTCAGCAGCTCAAGCGTCCCAAGCGAACAAAGAAAAAAGAAGAATTTACGAGCATAAATTAAAAATGCGCGAACGTAAGTGGATGCAAACAAGAGCTACTTACGCAACAAAGAAAGTTCAATTTGAACAGGAAGTTGATTTAGCAAATATTGCAGCTCAACGAGCTTATTCAAGAACTCAGAAATCCTTATATGATGCTAGAGCTGTAGCCCTTATACAGAACCAATCTGACTTTAAGGACTCGCTTGTAGCAGAAGGTGAGATTCTAGCAAAAGCAGCAGAAAGAGGTGTTCGTGGTAAGAGTATAGCTAGAGCATTAGTCCAGAACGCTCAAGGTTTAGGATTAAAACAAGCTATGAGAACACGAGGTTTAACAGCATCCTACTACGAAGGTAGACAATCTATGGATGATGTTAGAAGACGTCTAAAAGGAACTGTAAGAAAGTCCTTTGGAAAAGTAGCACTTCAACCAATAGCAGATATGGCACCACCACCACCTGTTTACCAGAACGTTGGTTTAACATTAATGTTAGGTATGGCAGGAGCTATAGGTGAAGGTATAGCCGGGAAAGACAACTAATGGCACAGATTCCTCAATATAACGTCGATTCAGGAGACTTTACACCAGAAGAAATACTAGACGTTATACCTGAACAAGAACGTTTAGACAGACAAGTTCAGAACGACGAAGAGAGATATCTTCGTGAGTTAGAAAAAAATGCAGATGATAGAATACGTAACTCTGAAAAAATGTGGAGTGGTATATCTAAACTTTCCTCTAAAGTAGGAGACATATTTGCAAAGAAACAAGAAGAACATAGAAAGAAAAAAACAGCAGCATTAAAAAATAGAATATTACTTTATGGTGTTGGTGATAATTTAAAAGCACACTTTAGTGGAGAGAAAAGAGATCTTTTTGAAGAAAGTGAAGCTATACATGAAACAGCCTCTACCATTGAAAGATCAGGTGATATTGTTACAGCAGAAGAATTTAGAGATTTATCTAAATGGGAACAGTATGCAGTACAAGAAGAGTATGCAAGAAAGATAGGTTTAAACTACGGTACATTTGTAGAGAAAGCAAGAGAAACAGTTTCTATAGATGTTACTGACCCAGATGGTACAATTAGAACCGTAAAGTTTGCTAATGGAGATCTAAGTGCATATCAACCTACTGAAGCTGAAAGAGCTGCTTTAAATGAAAAGATACAGTTTGAGTTTGCTTATCAATTACAAGGTATTGACAATGAAGCATTAATTGCTGAACAAGTTAGACCTCATGTTCTTGCATATAACAAAGCAAATAATGCTGTAGCCTTGCAGGATAGAATAAATGCAAGAAAAAATATTTTCAATCAAAACGCTTTAACTTCAATGGAAACCATCATTACTGGTGGTACTCTGGAAGAAGGTACACAGATGTATCAAAACTACATCAGGATGTATAAGTCTAGAAATAAAAACGCAACTAATGCAGAAGCTGAAGCTCAATTTGGAATGAACTTAGTTTCTCTTGTAGAAAATGGTAAGGTTAGTAGAGCTCAAGCTTTAGCTTTAATTGATGAAAAATTTATTGGAGCTAGTGGTGAAAGAACTATAAAAACTGGTAATAACCAACTTCAACAACAGATCAATCTTGCTGGAATTAAATATGACGAAGCTAAAAAAACACAGCAAACAGTAGATATTGCTTCTGATGTAGCTAATTTAAAAGAGATGGGTCCTATAAGTGAAGAACAAGCATCAGTCCTTAAAGAAGCATTTGAAATTAAATATGGATATATTCCTCCTTCAATTAAAAATGTGATAAAAGGATATATACCTGACGATCAAGCTAAAGCTATGTTAGATGATAAGTTAGCAGCATCAGGAAATGATACGTTACATCCAAACGATTTAAGAAACGTTAGTACTGAAATTTATAATACTTATAAAGGTAAACTTGTATCTCCACAATCTCACTTAACACCCGGCACAACAACTTATAAAGCAAATGCAACAAGGTTTGATAGTGTAACACAAACCGCAATGAAAACTAATTATGGGTCAGCAGATATAAAATCTACACAATTTTTAAATTTAAGAGCAAATGTTGAAGCAACATATAATGACGCTTACCAAATAGCTTATGCAGCAAATAGAGATGAAGGCATAGCTCATAAAATGGGAATGCAAGCAGTAAACGAGTTTGTATCAAATCCAGATTTAGTAGCAGCAGGACAGATAGCAGATTATACAGTTACAACTGACGATAAACAAATTGTCGAAAATGTTTCCATAGGCGTACAGCAAGGCATGAATAATCAATGGAAAACTAACAGAATGTCATTGGCAGGAGAACAAGCTGATAACGAGTTATTAACTTGGGCAAAGAGTTCTACTAAGTCTGTCAAAGATATGCCTGACTATTATGTGAAAGTAGCCAGAGCATTAGGAATACCTCCTGATAAATTTGGACTAGCACAAGCAGCTTTGATTACTCAAGAACCTTTTGATGAGTCAGCCCTATCGAAAGAAATGACTGAAGACAAAGATATTCTCAAACTTATATTCAAGCAACCAAATACATATTCTGTTATTCAGGGTGTAATGATGCTTGAGCAAGATGGAGAAGAAGTCACAAAAGAAAATTCACTATTTAACAACAAAAGTGTAAGAAACGAAGACATTTAACTGCGGTGGTGTCTGGATTTAACACTTACTATTTACCGAGGTAAACATGGAAGATCAATCCTTAGAGATCGAAATTACGGATGGTGGCTTTACGGAAGAACAAATAAATGAAGCAGCAAATGCTCAACGTGAAGCACAAGAAGTACTAGAAGAATATAATAAGGAACAAGAACAACGAGAGTTAGAAGCTGAAGAAGCTAGAAAACGAGCGTTAATTGAAGAAGAAAAAAACAGGAAAGCTAATCTTGGTGATTACGCTAAAGATACAGTTGTTGGTGCAGTAGCCGGTGTACAAGATACTGCCTCTTCTCTTGTTACTTTACCAGAAAGAATTATTGATTACTTTACTGGAGAGATGGCAAGGGAAAATAAAGAAGGTGGTTATAAAGCTGAATGGGACGACTGGTTTGTAGATGACGAAAATCCTCTAGAAACAAAAACTTGGTGGGGAGGATTAGTAAGAGGTGTTACCCATGTTGGTACTACTCTTGCAGTCCCTATTCCGGGAGCTGGAAAGCTAGGAAGTGTTGCAAAATTAGCTTCTACAGCTAAAGCTGTTAAAGGAGCTAAAGCTGCTAAAGCTGTTGGAGCTGGTTTGACAGTAGGTAAGAATGCACCTAAAGCTTTAAGAGCAGCAAGAAAAGCTAGAATAGCTGCACACAGATTAAAAGTAACTCCTAAGTTTAAATTTTTAGGAAAGACCAAACAGCTTACTGGACGTAATTTAATAAAAGGTGCTGCTGCTGGTGCAAAGTTTGACCTTACTTCTAAAACATCTCAAGAAGATAACGTAACAGGAATGTTAAAACAGAGATGGGCATGGCTAGATACTCCACTAGCTACACAAGAACATGACCATCCTGCTATGAAAACTCTAAAGAATGTTGTTGAAGGCATGGCTTTAGGAGTTGTATTTGACAACCTTATTCATATAATAGGTTCTGGAGTAAAAGGTTCTGGAAAAGCTATTGTTAAAAATAGCAAAGGAGGAGAAGAAGTAGTTGACTTAAAACAAGTTACTGACATTAGAGCTGAAAGTGTAAGAGACCAAGTTGCAGAAAAAGGAATACAACAACTTGAACTTCCCGGATTTGGTGCTTATAAAAATCCTAAGATTAAACAACAACACCAAGGTAATGCAACTTCACTTGAATCATTAGAATCTGCTACTAAGTCGTTAGATGATATAGAAACTAGATGGGGAGCTGAAGGTGGCTCTGCTGGTTCCGTTACTTCTAATGTAGAAATAGATAGAGTAGCTAAAAGTTCTAAAGAAGCTAGAAAGGTTGTTAAAGAAGTTTTACAAAGAGGTGTTAGTGAAGGTTATCTAAAAGGTCTTGACGAAACTGCTGCAAGACAAGGAGTACCTAAAGAAGTTTATTATGCTAAAGTTTCAAAATTAGCTCAACAAGTTTATGAAGGAAGGAATACTTCTGATTTTACTCCTGACGAATTTTGGGCACAGGTTAATAAAGAAAGTGTCAAACGTACAGGTAGTGTAGAATATGAGTTTGTAGCTGCTGAAATGGCTCCTATTATAGATACTATTAATGGAACTCTTATGAAAGAAATAAGAGATATTGGTATCGGTGGTAGAGAGATGCAGGATATATTTGACTTAAGAAGTGTAGATGGACCAGCACAACAATTAATTGAAAAGCTTATAGCTGGTTTAAGAATCAGAGCTATTCAAAAAGCTGAGATATCACAACAATTTAGAGAACTTGGAGATCGTGCTACTAGAGACCAGATTGATGAAATCGTAGATCAAAACGTACAGCAAAGTATTGATGCTTTTAGATTAGCTATGAAAATAGCTCCTGAAGAAGGTGGTGATGAATTATTTAAAACTATCTTTGAAGGAATTTCTATGTCAAAAGGCATACATACCTTAGATGACTTTGATGCTTTTATGAAGTACAAACTTAAAGGTGGTGTATGGAAAGGAGGAAAGAAAGAAACTGGTATTCTTATTAGAGAATTAGGTTCTGTCTTTACTCATAGTGTTTTATCTGGACCTAAAACATCAGTTCGAGCAGTTATGGGTACAGCCTCTGCAACATTTGCACGTCCAATGGCTATGGCACTTGGAGGTTTAATGAAAGGTGACGTTGTAACTATGCGAGCTGGATTAGCAAACTTAAACGCTATGCGTGAAGCTATCCCAGAATCTTTTGAATTATTTAAATCTAGACTTAACTCTTATTGGAGTGGTGATATTTCTACTATGAAAACTAGATTTATAGAAAAAACTAAAGCAGACGATCAGTGGGCAATGTATGGTCATTGGGTTGAAAATTCTGGAGGTGCAAGTTTAATGGATAAACTTGTTTACAGAATGGCTAATATGGCTAGATGGGCAAACAACACTAATATGTTTACCTACTCTACTAAAATCATGGCATCTACTGATGACGCGTTTGGATTAATAATTGGTAGAGCTAGAGCTAGAGAAAAAGCTTTTTTAGAAGCAACTGAACAAATGGGTGAAGGAGGATTTAAAAACTTTGACGCTGCATTTTTTAGAAATGTTGAAGATAAATTCAATGCAAAGATATTTGATAACGATGGAAACTTAACTGATGAAGCAGCAGCTTATACAAAAAGAGAAGCTACTTTAACTCAGGATTTATCTGGCTTTGCTAAAAATTTAGAAAGTACTTTTAATGATGCACCATGGGCAAGACCATTTTTCTTATTTGCAAGAACTGGTATTAATGGTTTAACTTTAACTGCTAAACATACTCCCGGATTTAACTTTTTGGTTAAAGAATGGAATGACATCGCATTTACTAAACCTAGTGCAAACTTAGAACATTTAAATAAATATGGTATTAATAACCCTAGAGACTTGATGACTGCAAAAGCTGTTCAACAAGGAAGACTTGCTATGGGCTCTGCTGCAATATTTATGGCTGGTCAATCTTTCTTAGCTGGAAACTTACATGGTAACGGACCAACAGATAGAAAGAAAAGACAAGCATGGTTAGATGCTGGTTGGAAACCAAGAACTGTAAAAATAGCTGGTCAATGGGTTAGTTATGATGCTTTTGAACCTTACAACCAAATACTTGCTTTAGTAGGAGATATAGGAGATCACCAACAATTAATGGGCGAAGAATGGGCAGAAGATAGATTTCTAAAATTATCTATGGCTTTAGCTTCAACCGTTACAAGTAAATCATATTTAGCAGGGTTACAATCTTTTGTTGATTTATTTTCTGGTGCGCCCGGACAACAAAATAGAATACTTGCTTCTTTAATGAATAATACTATTCCTCTTTCTAGTCTTAGAAATGAAATAGGTAAAGTTCTTAATCCACATACAAAAGAATTAGGTTCAGATATTATGAGTTCTATAAGAAATAGAAATTTATATGCTGAAGGATTAGCAGGAGAAGATGAGCTTGCTACTAAATTTGACATCTTAACAGGTGAGCCTATAAAAGATTGGAACTTTATAACACGTATGTTTAATGCTATATCACCAGTTCAATTTAATTTAGATTATTCACCGGGTAGAGAATTTATCTTTAATAGTGGATATGATCTAAGAACTTTAGGATATAGTGCTCCTGATGGAACAGATTTAAGTGATGCACCGGGAGTCAGGTCAAAATTTCAAAAAGCTATGGGAGACCAAAATCTTCTTAAGAAATTTGAAAAGTTAGCAGCCAACCCAAGAATGCAATTATCTTTAGCAAAAATGAATGAGGCACGTAAAAATGGTGAATATGATTTAGACCCTAGTTTATTTCCTCATGTTAAAAGAATAGAACAAATATTTAAACAAGCTAAAAAAATAGCTTGGGCACAGATAAGCCAAGACGAAGATGTTATGGAACTTATCGCTAAAGAAAAAGAATATACAAAAAGAAAGTATAATGCCTCACAAGGTACTATCAATGAAATGATAAACATGCGTAAATAAAATCCACCGCCAATAAACAACGTTTAGAAAACAAATGGCGACAACCGAAGAATATAAAAATGGTGGGAGTGCATCCTACTCATTTTCAATTGAAAAAATAA